GCATTCATTGCTCCTATTTCACTAGCTCCTGCTGTACTTAAAAGTCCTGGACCAGCTGCAGATACACCTGTAGCCATTGGGCTCATCATAGCCGCCCCTGCTCCTGCTGTGCCTGCTCCTGCTGCTGTACCTGCTCCTGCTGCTACTGCTGTACCTGCCCCTGTTGCTGCTGCTGCTGTTCCTATTCCTAATGCTGCACCTATTGCTGCAAATGTCATTATAATTCCCCTTTCTCAATTAATAAATCTAAACTGTCAAAATTAGATACTGTTAACAAATCTACTAGTGTATCTACATCTGTTATATTATCAGGATTAGCATGCACTGTCATCCACTCAGTATCAGTTATAGCATAAACAGCTCTTTTTGTACCAGGCTCTGAAACCCATATTTTTGGGGCTGTATATATGTCAGATCCAAACTCAGTCACTACTTTAATTTTTCCTTGAGTAATAACATTAATATGAGAATGTTTATGTATTTTACCAACAATACACATACCTTGTGGTATTCTCATTTGCCTGCCATATAATCCTGGAGCAAATAAATGATCATTATATATATCTTGCATTTTACTTGCAGAAATAGACTCAGGCAAATCCATTAGTTTAGACTCTAGCCCAAGTATAAAATTGCGAGCAATATCATTTTTCATTTATTATTTACCCCCCATAGAAAAGCCAAACGAACCTCCTTTAGATGTTCCTGATCCTCTGCTTGATTCTGTACCACTATCAAGAACTGTTGGTGGGCCTACAACATTTGAATAATTTTGCAGATTCATCCAAGGCATCTGACCTCCTTGCATCCAAGGAGCCATTTGATTCATTCCAAGATTTTGTTGACCTGGTAAATTAGCCATTCCTTGCTGCACAGTTGAATTAGCACCACTAAGTAAATCCATTCCCCTTTGTTGAGCTTGTCCTCTGCCTAAATCAGCTTGTTGTGCAATGCCCATTTTCCAGTTCATATCTGTATCGTATGCATTTCCTCTCATTTGATTTTCAGTATTAGTCATATCTCTATTTGCTTGAGCACCTAGCATAGCATTTTGCATAGCATGACGACTACCTCCGCCCTGGCCCATTGCACCAGCTTGACCTGCCATTTGATTTTGTTGAGTAGTTAAATTTTGATTCATGCCTTGTTTCATTGAAGCAACCATTGGGTCAATATAAGTATTGCCAGGGCCACCAACTATGTTTTCATACATCCTGCCCATTTGACTTGGATTATTCATGCTGCCCATTATTGAATTATATAGCCCAGCTCGCATATTAGAGGTGTCTCCATAACTGCCTCCTGAAATTTGATTGCCTACACCACCCATTCCAAGATTATATACATCCGTCATTTGGTCCGTCATGCCTGGGACCATACCTTTTCCTGTATCAGCATATCCTCTTTCAGAATTATATAAGTCTCCTGCCTGACCATAAAGATTTTCTAGTGCAGGATTTTGAGTTGCATCAACGTTTTGATTAAAAGTTGAATTTGAAGAATACTCATTTTTTGATTTATTTTTACTGCCGCCAATTCCAAATGCCATAATAACTTCCCCTTAGTTTAAATCATTGATACCCAAGTGCCACCGACATAAATCCAGGGCCCAGGGGTATTTATAGTTGGTGCAAGTGATGGTGCTCCATTAAAATATCTAACCATTCCATTTTCTACTTTATCAGGAAGCGCACCTACAGGAGTAAAATCTGGAATATCAGCAAGTGCTGCATTTATTAATATTACTGTTCTAGTAAGCCACTCTTGTAGAGCGGGATCATCAATTATTGGTGGCTGTTCTAATGGTACAATTCTTGAGCTCATCTTAATCCCGCCTCTACATATTCTATGTTAATTCCAGCCATAGTCCAACTTCCAGCATTTTCAGCACTATTATAATCTTCAATTCTTAAACTATGAAGTTCACCAGTAGTTCTTACATCTAATTTTCTTTGCTTTGTAGGATCAAAAAGTTGAGGTGGTTTCCATCTAATAGGACTACCTGGAAAATCTTGAGATCCTACTCTAATTTGCACAGGTGAAAATCCAATTATATGAGGATAAAGCCTTGTTATAGTTGTAACTTTAGTTAAAGAATCAATTACAAAACTTGCACGCTCAATAAATGAAGGATTAGATAAGCTTGTAAAATTACTTTTTGTATTCATTAAAACCAATCTTCCTGTAGTTGCTTGATCATCATAAGCTGATGTTTGAAGTCCGTACAAACTACTTTCAACAGGATTGGGAAATTCTGAATCCCAAGATTCATTGCTTTGATTCCATGAAGGCCCAGGAGAAGGAGTGCCAATTTCATTCCAAGTTACACCTAAATTAGCAAAAGTTCCAAGAGCACCAAATCTTACAACACCATTTGGTAAATCTATTATTGTCCAAGTGTCATCTTTCCAATTATATACATAAGCAACATTAGCACCTTCTGAAGCAAGATCAGAATCAACTGTTGGAATACAAAACCAAATTTCATTTGAATAATCATATTGTACAACAAAAGCATTAACAAAAAATTCACTATTAAAATCATTGTTAAATCTAGTTAATAATCTATTGTGTAATAAAGATACTACTTGATTTCCATCATAACTATAAAGTCCAGTTCTAGCAATAAAATAGTGTTTAGAATTTACTTCAACTAAGCAATTCATATTTAGTAATCCAAAAGAAGCATTAGCATCTCGAATTTGAAATACAAAAGGCCCGCCTTTGTAATCAAATACTGTTATAGATGTTTCTCTATAAACTACAAATGCATCTCTAAGAGATTTTGCATCAACAATGTTGCCACCTGATCCTCCTAAATAAACAAGACCTGCAGTATTAGTTATATCTAGCTCATCCCAAGAATCAGGAATTGCTCCATTATCCGCTGGTGTAGACCAACGTACTGCATCAGGATAATTAAAGAACGAACTAGAAATATCCATAGCAAATAAATATTGTTTATGAGAACGAACAATTCTAGCATGATAACCTTTGTCTTCCCAAGTAATTTCAGGAGAATTTGCAGTAGGCCCAGGAGACCACCTTAATACACTCATTTTAGTACTGACATCTTGAGTAGACCAATATTCTGGATAAATATTTACATTATTAATTATTGGAATATTGCCTAGTAAACATCCATTCCAACCTTGTTCACTTGTTAATGCTAAAGGCACAATACGTGTTATATCTGTAAAAGTTGTTGAAGTGCCTCCAGTAAAAACATAAACTGATTCAACATTAGACGATTTTCCTGCTATTATCCAATACCCAGCAACAAAAGCATTTACATTTAAAATAAGGCTAGGAATAAAATCCGCAGGTAAATTAGCTAATTCAGTAAAGCCTCTATAGTTGCTAATTTGCTCAGAAGAAATTACTACATTTCTAAGATTTGTTAAAAAATCAAGTGGCAAAGTCCAAGGCTGTAAATCTGTATTAATACCTTTTTGTGCAAAAGAACTAACCGACAATTGTTTTATCATAAGATAATTTCTCCAATTCATTAATTTTGGCTTGTTCTTTTCTTTCTTCTAACAAGTTCAAAGTTGCAACCCCTGCTACTTGTGTATTATTGTAGACAGTGTCTACCAGAGTTGAAATACTATCTGCTACTGAAACTGTTTTAGCCTGTATTCCTATAGCCAATTGTGGCTGCCAAGCAATTGCACACTGACTAACTCCATCTATTTCTTTACCTGTTTGTACATCAACACCAGTTAATGTTATATACCAAGCACATCTTTCAATAACTCCGTCAACAATTTTTTCACAAGTACTGCCTAGTGGACAAGTAAGTTTTACATCAATTGACATTTAATTTCTCCTTATTATTCCACTTCTACTTTTTGAACTTCTATACAATTTACCCATTTTGGATCCCATCCAAGATCAACATCACTAATATTATGATTATGTCCGTCACCGTTGCCTGTATTATTAGTTAAACTTGCTCCTAAATTAGCACCTGTTATACCTGTATTAGGAATATTTGCAGACACGCCTGAATTAAGCCCTCTCATTGTATAAGCATCACTTGAGCTACCACTAAAGCTTTGAAAAGCAGCAAAATTACCACCAGCAATTAAAGATTGACTCTGGGTGTTTTTAAACATAAAATGATCATGATCATTAATACTATGAGAATGTTGTGGCAATTGTGCAGTTG